TTTAGCATTAAATAAAGTTATGATATTAATATCAAATAATGTGCTATTCAATATTCTATCAGCTGAAGCTTATACAAAGCATGGGCTTAATGTTCACTCTGTTGTTTTTGACGAACTTCATGCTCAACCTAATAGAGATTTGTTTGATGTTATGACTAAGGGTTCTGGTGATGCTAGATTACAACCATTATTCTTTTTAATAACTACAGCTGGCACAGATAGAAATTCTATTTGTTTTGAGCAACACCAAAAGGCACTAGATATTCTTGATGGTAGAAAAATAGACCCAACCTTTTATCCAGTTATATATGGTATAGATGATAATGCTGATTGGGGATTAGAGAAGAATTGGTATAAGGCTAATCCATCCTTAGGGCATACTATTGATATTGAAAAGGTTAGAAATGCTTATAATAGTGCAAGAGAAAATCCAGCTGAAGAAAATATATTCAGACAGCTAAGATTAAATCAATGGGTAAAACAATCCACTCGTTGGATGCAGATGGATAAATGGGATGAGTGTGATTTTAATATAGATTTAGATTCATTAAGAGGCAGAGAATGTTATGGAGGACTTGACCTTTCAAGTACTACAGATATTACTGCTTTTGTTTTAGTTTTTCCGCCAAGAACATCGGATGAAAAATATATAGTTCTTCCTTACTTTTGGATACCAGATGATAATCTAAAACTTAGGGTAAGAAGAGATCATGTACCTTATGATGTGTGGGAGAAGCAAGGGTTTATAAAAACTACTGAAGGCAATGTTGTTCACTATGGATTCATAGAAACTTTTATTGAAGAATTAGGTAATAAGTATAATATAAAAGAAATAGCTTTTGACAGATGGGGAGCAGTACAAATGGTACAGAATCTTGATGGCATGGGATTTACAGTAGTGCCATTTGGACAAGGATATAAGGATATGTCACCATCTTCAAAAGAATTAATGAAACTAACACTTGAGAAGAAAATAGCACATGGAGGAAACCCAGTGCTGAGATGGATGATGGACAATATATTCATTAAGCAAGACCCAGCGGGAAATATCAAGCCAGATAAAGAAAAAAGTTCAGAAAAAATTGATGGAGCTGTAGCTTTGATAATGGCATTAGATAGAGCAATTAGGAATCAAGGAGGATGTGGCAGTGTTTATGATGAGAGAGGAATTCTAATTCTTTAAAAATTGATTCGCTTGTGGTAAAATTTAGTTTATAGTTCTAACATATTTATATTTTAGGTGAGGAGTGGATATTATGGCTAATGGTCAAAGTTATGCTGTTAGTATTGAACACATTTTATGTAATGTTTTCGGATGTGAAAGATTTGGATTTGGTGGAGTTGTGAACTCTGATTTTATCAGGAAGCAGCCATTTACAGCAATTTTAAGCGGACTTTCTTTCATTTATGCAACTGCTGGGAGAGAGAAGCAATTGGAGATTGAGGCATTTATTGAGGAATTTTCTTTTTATTCAGAAATGAGTATTGATGGCCTGTTATCTTTTGACACCCCAACAAAGATGATTGAAGGAGTAACAATTGAAATTAATTACAATAATGGGGAAAAGGCAATAGAAGATATGATTGAAAAGTTTAGAAAAATATGTAGATAAACTTATAATAGTTTCTAACTGATGTAGCATCTCAAGTGAGGTGCTTTTTTCATACCCATTTTTAGGAGGTAAACATAATGAAAATACCAATAATATCAAGACTTTGGGAGCCTAGAGCAGGTCCGAAAAATAATTTCTGGGGTAGCACTTATAGTTTCTTTTTTGGTAGCACCACAAGTGGTAAAACAGTAAATGAAAAAACAGCAATGCAAACTACTGCAGTTTATGCTTGTATTAGAATACTTGCTGAAACAATAGCTTCACTGCCACTTCATACTTATAGATACACAGAAACTGGTAAGGAGAAAGCTTCAGACCATCAAATATATCATCTCCTTGCAGATGAACCAAACCCTGAGATGACCTCGTTTGTGTTTAGAGAAACACTGATGGGGCATCTTTTATTATGGGGAAATGCTTATGCACAAATAGTTCGTGATGGAAGAGGCAATGTGATGGCTTTATATCCGTTAATGCCAGATAAAATGACTGTGAATAGAACTGAGAATGGTGATATTTACTATGTTTATAGCAAAGAAGGACAGAGTTATCCCCTTAGAAGTGATGAAGTTTTGCACATTCCTGGTCTTGGATTTGACGGTTTAATTGGCTATTCTCCAATAGCTATGGCTAAAAATGCAATAGGTATGGCAATAGCTACTGAGGAATATGGAGCTAAATTCTTTGCAAATGGTGCTAATCCTGGAGGTGTACTTGAGCATCCAGGGGTAGTAAAAGACCCTGCAAGAGTTAGAGAGAGTTGGAACAGTGTGTATCAAGGCAGTTCCAACGCACACAGAGTTGCAGTTTTAGAAGAAGGCATGAAGTTTCAAAGTATAGGTATTCCACCAGAACAAGCACAGTTTCTACAAACTAGAAAGTTTCAAATTAATGAGATAGCAAGGATATTTAGAATTCCACCACATATGATTGGAGACCTTGATAAATCAAGTTTTTCTAATATAGAACAGCAATCATTGGAATTTGTTATGTACACACTTGACCCTTGGGTTGTTAGGTGGGAGCAAGCTATTAAAAGAGCCTTGTTTACTGAAAGTGAAAAGAAACAGTATTTTGTTAAATTCAATGTGGATGGATTACTTAGAGGTGACTATCAAAGCCGTATGAATGGCTATGCTGTTGGAAGGCAGAATGGGTGGTTATCAAGCAATGATATAAGAGAACTTGAAAACCTTAATAGAATACCAGAGGAGCTTGGTGGAGATTTGTATTTAATTAATGGGAACATGACAAAGCTTGCTGATGCAGGAGCATTTGCTAATAAAAATACTACAGGATTGGAGGAGAAAAAATGAAGTTTTGGAACTGGGTAAAGAATGAAGAAGGCAGAACACTTTATTTTGATGGGTACATTGCACAGGATAGTTGGTTTGATGATGAGATTACTCCTAAGCAGTTTAAGGCTGAACTTACAGCTACCGAGGGAGATATATCTGTATGGCTGAATTCACCTGGAGGAGATGTATTTGCTGCAAGTCAGATTTATAACATGTTAAAAGAGTATAAAGGCAAAGTAACAGTAAAGATTGATGGAATAGCAGCTAGTGCAGCATCAGTTATTGCTATGGCAGGGAATGAAATTTTAATGTCTCCTGTTGCAATGATGATGATTCATAATCCATCTACGGTTATTTTTGGTGAAGCAGCTGATTTACAAAGTGGAATTGATATGCTGTCAGAAGTTAAAGAAAGCATAATCAATGCTTATGAGCAAAAGACAGGACTTCCACGATCTAAGATATCAAAAATGATGGATGCTGAAACTTGGTTTAGTGCTAAAAAAGCAGTAGAACTTGGTTTTGCAGATAAAGTTTTATATGAGGATACTGAGGAAAATGCTACAGATGGTTTTATATTTGATAAGGTAACTGTAACTAATACCTTATTGAGAAAAATACCAAAGGCACAGAAAACACAGCCTGTAGTAGAGACAGGAACACCTCATGAACAACTATTAACAAGACTTAATCTTATAAAGAATTAAATTGGAGGAATGTATATGAATAAAATATTAGAACTTAGAGAAAAAAGGGCAAAACTATGGGATAGTACAAAGGCTTTCCTAGATAGTAAGAGAAATGACAATGGATTATTATCAGCGGAGGATACATCTACTTATGAAAAGATGGAAGCTGATGTTGTAAACTTAGGAAAAGAAATAGACAGATTAGAAAGACAAGCGGCACTAGATTTGGAATTTTCAAAGGCAACTTCTAGTGCGATTAGGAACAATCCTAATGCTAATCTTGGGGGAGAAAAAACAGGTAGAGCATCAAATGAGTATAACAATGCATTTTGGAAGAATATGAGAAATAAGAACGGTTTTGATGTTCATAACGCTCTGCAAATAGGAACTGATAGCGAGGGTGGATACCTTGCACCAGATGAGTTTGAAAAGATATTAATTGAAAGCTTAGAAGAACAAAATATATTTAGACAGCTTGCAAATATAATTACTACATCTTCAGGAGATAGGAAAATACCTGTGGTTGCAACTAAAGGTACAGCATCTTGGGTTGATGAAGAAGGGGTAATACCAGAATCAGATGATTCATTTGGACAAGTATCTATAGGAGCATACAAATTAGCCACTATGATTAAGGTTTCTGAGGAACTTCTTAATGATAGTGTTTTTAATTTGGAGAGTTATATAGCAAAAGAGTTTGCTAGAAGAATTGGTGCAAGGGAGGAAGAGGCTTTCTTTATAGGTGACGGTACTGGAAAGCCTACAGGAATATTTAATGCCACTGGTGGGGCATCACTTGGGATTACAGCGGCAAGTGCCACAGCTATAACCATTGATGAGATTATGGATTTATTCTATTCTCTAAAATCACCATACAGAAAAAATGCTATATTCACTATGAATGATGCTACTGTTAAAGCTATTAGAAAGCTTAAGGATGGAAATGGTCAGTATATATGGCAGCCATCTGTTACAGCAGGACAACCAGATACTATTTTAAATAGACCAGTAAAAACGTCTGCTTATGTACCAACATTAGGATCAGCTGCTAAAACTATTGCTTTTGGAGATTTTAGTTACTATTGGGTAGCTGATAGACAAGGCAGATCATTCCAAAGATTAAATGAACTTTATGCAGCAACAGGACAAGTTGGCTTTAAAGCAACACAAAGGGTTGATGGAAAGCTAATCCTTCCTGAAGCTATTAAAGTGTTACAAATGAAAGTTTAGTATAAAGTATTGGAGGTGAGTGTATGGTTCTTCCACTCGAAGAAGTTAAATTATATTTAAGAGTTGATGGTGATGAGGAAAATACACTCATCACTAGTTTTATAATTACAGCAGAAGAAATATGTGAAGGAATACTAAGATATCAGTTATTAGAATTTACTACAGTGCCAGAAACAGTAAAGCAGGCAGTTTTATATGCTGTATCCAATATGTATGAAAATAGAGAGAACTTTGAGCCTAAAGAGGTTCTTGAAACAATGACAAGGCTTTTATTTTCTTATCGAAGGGAAAGTTGGTGACGTTATGGCTATAGGTGATTTAAGGCATAGAATAACCCTTCAAAAATTCACTACTGTAGTAAATGAAAATGGATTTGAGACTGAAGCTTGGCAGGATTATAAAACAGTATGGGCAGCAGTTTCGAATTTAAATGGGAGAGAATATTATCAAGCAGCAGCAATTCAAGCAGAAAAAACTGTGAAGTTTTTAATAAGGCATATTGAAAGTGTAGATACATCAATGCGAATTTTATTTAAGGATAAGCAGTACAACATAACTTCCATTGATAATATGAAATATGCTAATAAGCATTTTGAAATAAAAGCATTGGAGGTGGATAGCAGTGGCTAGTATTGAACTTGAAGGTATGGCTGAACTTATCGATAAGGTTAATAAGCTTGGAGCAAAAGGAGAAGTTATTAAAAAGAAGGCACTAGATAAAGTCGGAGAACTTGTAAAGACTAGCATGGAGAGAAAAGCACCAAGGTCTGAAGAAACTAAAAAACACATGGCAGATAATATAAAGGTATCAGAAATAAAAAAGGAAAATGGTGTGGACTTTGTTAAAATTGGACCTAATAAAGGGGATAACTCAGAGTTCTTCTATAGTAAATTTACAGAATGGGGTACAAGTAAAATACCAGCACAACATTGGGCTGAGAACTCTTTACTTGAGAATAAAAGAGAAATAAATCAAACAATTATGGAAGAATTGAAAAGGGGACTTGAGGAATGATAAATAAAATAATTATAGATGCTCTAAACCCTCTCAAGATTCCAGTTGCTTTTCAAAAGTATAGTGGAAAAGCTGAAACCTATATTACTTTTCATGAGTATTTAGCTACAGGTGAAGAATATGAAGATGATGAGGAAAGCTTAACAGCACATTATATACAAGTAGATGTTTGGTCAAAAGTTGATTACACAGATGTAGTTAAAAATATAAAAGAACTTTTGCTTAAAGCAGGATTTAAAAGATTAAATGAAATAGACCTTTATGAAGAAGATACAAAAATCTATCATAAAGGTCTTAAATTTTATTATTTAGA